CGCTCAGATCTTGCAGGGCCTTGACAGCGCTCGCGCTTACCACGAACGATTTCGGGCCCCACTTCGCCATTTCTGCCATGCTGTCACCTCCTTAAACCGGGTTGCCGGTATTGCTGCCGCCAGACTCGACGCCGCTGTGCTTGTGCTTTGCCAGCCGGACGCCGCTGTCCGTGATCTTGTCAGACCTCAGCGCTGGCAGGTACTCGCCCCAGTCGCCGTCCATGCGTCCGAGCAGGATCCCGGTGCCGTCGTCGAACTCTGCATAAACCACTTCGTCGCCGACCTCCAGTTCGCCGGTATCTCCACGAAGGTGCCACGGGATCACGAGTTTCGCGGTCGCCTTATCCTCTTTGTCGAGAGGGACGACGCGAGCCTTCTTGCCGCTGATCGTGGCGATCTCGCCTTTGTGTATCTGTCCCATTTACTCGTCCTCCGTTTCCAGTAGCTTGCGGAAGTATATCGTCGAGGCGTTCCGCACGTAGTCGTGGCGCACCTTGTAGACGAACACAGTGCCGTTGCACATGCTCGCCTTCGGTGTGCTCAGCTCAAAGATGCTGGCGGCTGCGAGCTCTGTCTGCAGGGCTTTTGTGAAGCGCCCGGTGTAGGCATACTTGTTCGCGTTCCTGAGAAGGCCGGCAGCGAAGCGCTCGGCCTCGCCGTCGCTGGTTGCTCGGATCCCGGCGGGGCGCAGCACGTTGTCGAAGTCGTCTTCTGCATCAGCTGATCCGGAGTAGCTTCCGGATGCCACCTCGCAGGATCCGTAACACTTCGAGCGGTTGTTGTAATACGCAAAGACGCCGTTCTCGCCGACCTCCAGTTCGCCGGTCGGTGGAACCGCCTCCAGCGCTGCTTCGTCGTATAGGATCAGCGAGCCGTCGTACACGATCAGCTGACAGCCTTCCAACATGGCCAGCCGCGACAGGAAGGCGAGGTCGCCCTCGTTGTCCTGCGCGATGTACGGATAGACCTGATCGGTCACGCCGTAAGCACTGAAGCCGAGGCCGTGAGCCTCAGCGATCTGCTCGCCGAGTTGAAGCAGACGCACGCCTTCCCAGCTATTGCTGTTTTTCGTTTTGGCGCTGAGAGGTATCGACAGCGCCCTGACTGTGAAGAAGCCGTTTTCCGGAGTCATTCGGTGCACGTACATGATCCCAGTGTCCGCATATCCTTCCTTCAGTTGGATCTCGTCACCTTCGGCCGGTTCCCACTCACTCCAGACTCCGTTCGGATCATTGAAGCGCAGCACGAGGCTGTCAGCCTGCTTTTCTGCGAACATTTCATGCACCGCATAGTTCAGGCTTATGTCCCCGTATATGTCCACGCCGTTGTAGTAGATATTCATGACCCGTCGTCCTCTTCATCTTCGCCCGCGCTCAGCGAGTCCTCGTCCCGGCGCCATGGTGGGAGGGTGTCCGGCGTCTCTGCGTCCTCGATGATCGGGAGATAGAGCTCCACGTTCGCCTCGAAGATCAGCACGTCCGCATAGTCCGGGTTGTACTCGATGATGTAGTGCGCGAGCCGCTCGTCGCCGTACATATCCAGCGCGAGCTCGTCGAAGGTGTCGCCCTCCTGCGTCGTGTAGGTTATATATGCCGATACTCTACGCATACTGCGCCACCTCCCTCATACTTATAAATTCCTCCAGCCAGTCGAAGAACTCGGCCTCGTGAGCCTTCAGCTCTGACATGATACCGGAGCTGCTGCCGCCATCGGCTTTAACTGTCGGCGACCATGTGAAGCCGCTGAAGTCGTAGTTGATGTAGATGCCTCCGCCGCTGGCCAGACCACCGAGACTGAAGTTGTCCATGGTGAGAAGCTGACCGGCTTTGGCGACCAGTCCAGCCTCCGGCCGTCCGTATGATGCGACCGCTGAGATCGCGCTGTTCAGGATCCTGTCGAGCTCGTCCCAGAGTTTCGACAGTGGCAGCACCGCTTCAGCTCCGGCCTCGCCGCCCACGAGCAGTCTGTTGCCAGCTGCACCGAACGCGGTCGGCTGTGTCAGGATGCCGCCCTCCTTGTAGTAGCTGACGCTGAAGTGTGGAACGCTTGGCGGGTTCAGGCTGAACTTGCCGCTGACTGACACGTGCGGCAGCTTCAGGTGTGGCAGTGACCAGCTGAAGTGCAGGGCGCTCTTGATCGCTGAGATCGCAGAGCTGACGGCGCTCTTCGCTGCGTTGATCTTGCTGCTGATGCTGCTGTATATGCTGCCGAAGATGCTCTGCACCTTTGCGAGAGCTCCGGACAGCACGCTGCTGATCGTGGATCTGATCGAGTTGAACACGGACGTCACGGCTGCTTTCGCGCTTGCGAGCTTAGTCTTGATCGTGCTGGTGATGCTGTTCCAGATCGAGGCCGTCACGGCCTTGACTGCGTTCCACGCTGCGCTGATCAGCGACTTAATGACGCCGAGCACCGAACGCAGTACGCCGGTGATGATCTGCCATACGCCCTTGAAGATCGTCTTGATTCCGTTCCACATGGTCGACCAGTCCCCGGTAAAGATCCCGGAGAACACGTCGAACAGTCCGGTCAGTATGGTGAGCGCTCCCTGCAGGATCGAGGCGATCGCAGAGAAGGCGTTCCCGAAGAGCGGTGCGAGGATCGCGCAGAGCTTCTCCCAGACCGCTTTTATCACGTCGGTGATGTTTGTAAACTCGAAGCCCATGTCATTGAGCCGCTGCACAATGCCTGCCTCGAAGTCCGCTAAGGCTCCTTTGAGTCCGTTCCAGATCGAGAGGATCCTGTTCCGGAACTCTTCATTTGTCCGCCATAAGTGCATAAAGGCGAGCGCGAGGGCCGCCACGATCGCGATTATAGCCAGCACCGGAGCACCAACGCCGCCGAGGGCGGTGGCGATCCCGGTGAAGCCTTTCTTGACGTAGCCCAGCCCGGCGACGACCTTTTCCCATTTGGCGGCGATTATTACCGCCGAGAGAGCGCTGATCACGACGCCCAGCTCCGGCAGGTGATTAAGCAGCCACGTGGCCGCCGGTATCACGTCGTCGGTGATCGTCTGCACGATCTTCCTCATGGCCGGCTCTGCCTTGTCGTAGATCTTCAGCTGCAGCTCTTCCCATGCGCTGTTCATGTTCTTCAGATCGCCTGCGAGGTTGTCGTTCATGACCTCGGCCATCTCTTCTGCAGCTCCGGTCGATCCTCGCAGCGCGTCCTCGTAACCAGCAATATTGTCCATGCCCTCGTTCAGCAGAAGGTTTAGACCTTTGGTCGAGTCCGCAGTGAACGTGGAGCTCAGGGCCGCCGCTCGCTCGGCGGAGCCCATGCCGTCGGTCGCCGCTTCGACGTCCTGCAGGATCGCGGTCAGGTCTCTGTAGTTGCCTTGTGCGTCCTGCACTGCGATCGAGGTGTCGCCGATCTGGATCGCGCCGTCCTTCATGCCCTTGGTGATGTCTCGCATGATCGCCGACATGGCGGTTCCTGCTTTCTCGCCTTTGAGGCCTTGGTTGGCCATGGCCTCGAGCATTGACGTCACGGTCTCGATGTCCTGCCCGGCTGCGTTCAGGTTGGCGGCGCAGTTCTTGTATGCTCCGCCGAGCTGTTCTGCGCTGGTGTTGCTGTTCGCCTGCGCGTATGCCAGCATGTCGGCCATGTAGGTTGCTTCCCCGGCCTCCATACTGAAGGCGGACAGGTAGTCGGTTACCATGTCAGACGCGGCGCCCAGTTCCATGCCGGATGCCGCCGCGAGGTTCAGAACGCCGGGCAGCGCTGCCGTGGACTGGTTAGCGTCCCAGCCCGCGAGTGACATGTACTTCAGGGCCTCCGCTGCCTGCGTAGCGCTGAACACGGTGGTCGCGCCGTATTGCCGGGCAGTGGCCTCGAGCTGTTCGAGCTGTTCGCCGCTTGCCCCGGACAGGGCGCCGACCTCACTCATGGCCGCGCCGAAGTCCTGCCCCAGTTGCAGCACGTTCCCGGCGAGATTTTTCACGCCTTGGATCGCGCTCCGGATCGCGTCGGCCGCGAGGTTGGCGAGGGCTCCCTTGAATACTGTGAAGCCGTCCTCGGCCTTTCGAGCCGCCTGATCCGCGTCCTCGAGCGAGTGATCGAGCTTGTCCGCTGCCTGTTCGGCTGCGGCCATCTTGACCTTGTTTTCCTGCAGTTCTGTCGACAGTTTCTCGATCTGTCGGGCGAGCTGCTGCGACTCTTCGGTCGTGTCTTCCTCTGACAACTGCAGCTCGACGTATCGCCTCTTCAGCTGTTGCAGGGTGCTGTCCTGCTGCTTGATCGTGCCCTCCAGCTGTTCGGTGGCGTTGCCCGTCTTATCGAAGCCGGCAGCCAGTTTCTCGACCGCGGAGTAGGCGTTCTGCAGCTCACTCTTGTTCTCGTCGATCTCGCTGCTCAGCTGGTCGATCTGCTGCGCAAGCTGCTGGGCCTCTTCAGATCCTTCCTCGCCTCCGAGAGCGTAGTCCGCATAGGCCTTAACTGCCTGCTGCAGTTCCGCTTCCTGTGTTCTGATTTTTGCGGCGAGCTTCTCGCCAGCGCTGGCCGCCTGCATGGTCTCAGCTGACATTTTGTTCAGGCCGCTGACGGCGCTGTTCATGGCTTTCTGTAGCGAAGGACTTAACACGCCGGATATCTCGATAGAGGTCTCCAGTGTCCTGCTCATGCGCTCACCTCCTTGTTGTTATCTGTGTTTCCTTGCGCCTCTGCGTGCCGCGTGCTGTTGCTTGATCCGCTTCTGTTCTTCTGCCAGATCCTCGGCCGCTTCGGCGTACTCCATTATGAAGTCTGTGATTCTTTTCCTTTCGAGGTCGGTTTGGCTGGTGTGGTAGACTCTTGCGTAGTCTCTGAGAGCTCGTCGGAGTCGCTTTCCGGTGAATCCTCTTCCGACGACAGCATAAAATTTCTGCCGATCTTCATCACCTCCATGGTGTCCTTGCCCTTCATGCGTTCGAGGTCTGCGAAGTCGATCTCTCTGTTCACTGCGATGATCGCAGCGAAGCCGAGATACAAGTGCAGGCCCGGATCAAACTCTGCGGCAGGGGAGAGGCTCATGGTCTTCATGCCGGTGGCCGCCTTTTTCTTGGCGTCCGCCTCAGCAAAAAGCAGCGCGTCGATCTCGTTGATGTCATAGGTTAATTCGTC